CTGACCGACGACCAGTTCAACCGGATCGTCAAGCAGTTCGAGGACCGACACAAGGGCGTGAACAAGGCGCATAAGATCGCGCTTGTTGAAGGGGGCGGGAAGTTCTACGAGGCGCAGGTAAATCAGAAGGATATGCAGTTCATCGAGGGTAAAAAGCTCACCCGCGAGGAAATCATAGCCGCCTATAAGGTTAACCAAGTCGTACTCGGTATTTACAAGGATGTCAAAAGTTACGAGGGCATAAAATCTGCGCATAAGGCGTTCTGGGAAGAGTGCCTGATGCCCAAGGTTATGTATATAGAGGGTGTGCTGTGGGCCAAGCTCTTCTCCAAGATCGGCGTGCGCCGGGGGCGGGGTAAGGTTTGGGCCGAGTTTGATTTGGCAACCGTCGGCGCTCTGCAGACGAACTACGCGGACACGGTGGACGTGGGCTTTAAGATGTGGTCCATGGGTTGGCCTATTAACGCAATTAATAAACGCCTCAAGCTTGGGATGGAAGATGTGAAGTGGGGGAACGAGTGGTGGGTCCCCGGTGGCTTCCTTCCTGTTACAGCCTTGTTAGACTACTCGGCTACCCCAACGAAACCCGGCAAGCAACCCGTGAACACGCCCGGCCCGACAGGCACGAACCCACCGCCCGAAAAGCCGGATGCTGAAAAACCGGCCCCGAAAAAGCCCGCACCGAAGAAAGAACTTACCGGCGAGGAAAGGATTCAAATCGAGTACCCCGACACTGGAACGCGGGAAGCGGTTCTTGGACTCAGTTACAACGAGATCCTAATGCCTTTGGAACAGGTTTTCAAGAGCAAGACGAAACGTTTCCTGTTTGAACAACGTAAAAAAGTACTGGCCTGTATTTACGCCCGCCCTGAGGGACAGGCCGGTGTAAACATCGTCTTGGACACGGAAAGCGAAACCCGTAAACTGGAAAACGTTTTGAAACAATTATACAATGAGGCCTTGGGTTCTGGGTACACCTCGTTCTGCGGCGAGGTCCAAGCCGACTCCTCCTCACTCCAGAAGACCGGCATGTCCAATAGCTATGTAGAATCCAAGGCCTCATTTATGTCTCGCAACTTCATGGACCTCACCGTTAACCTTATAACCCAGTTAACGGCTTTCATAGGCAGTAGGAACCCCACGAATGATGATGCGGCTCTGAAGGCCCGAGAGATTTACAACCTCCTTTCGGGCAAATGTTCATTGTTGGCTAGCAAAGAGGCCTTCATCGCTTATGCTTACGGCCGAACGCTGGCGATTCGGGATCACGGTACAGAACAGCATAAGCGGTTCATCGAGTCGTTCATGAAAAACTTTGAAGGCCCGATGAGTAAAACTCATAGATTGGAGGGAACGAGAGATGTCCAAAGTAACTAAATTTTTCCGTGGTAAGGTCCGTTCCATTGACGCGAACAACCACACGGCTGAGGTGGTGATCAGCAACGAGAACCTTGACCGTTATAAGGAGCGCGTGCTGGTAACGTCGTTTAAGAAGACGATCAAGGATTTCATGGAGCACCCGGTCATGCTTTCTTCGCATTCGTACCGAGGGCTGATGAGCCAGATCGGTGAGTACACGAAAATCAAAATCGACGAAGAGGCCAAAGAAGTTATCGCGTACCCCAAGTGGTATGTCAACGAGGGTAACCCCGAAGCCGACTGGGGGTGGAAGCTGGCTGAAAAGGGAATCGCTGCGTTCAGTATCGGGTTCATCCCCAAGAAGTTCAAGGATTATGATACCGACGAGGAGCGGAAGGAAAGCAAGGGTTCCCGCCGGGACTACGAGGAGATTGAGCTCCTCGAATCCAGTCAAGTGCTGATCCCCGCTTTACCGAGCGCTTTGCAGAGAAGTTTCGATGCGGCGGCTGAAGGGGAGGAAAAAGACTTCTGGACGGAGATCATGGATCTTTACAAGGAGTTTGAAGCGTCCCAGAAAAAGGACGGCGCTGTTCCGGATGTTGTGGAAGAGGGGAAAAAGAAACCCAAAGAAGATGATGACGATGAGGACGACAAGGGTAAAGGGGAGGTCCCCCCGGAGAAGACAACCGAACAGCGGCTCAGGGACGTGGAAATTCAAGTGAATGCCACGCACCTCATGCTCGTGGATGTGAAGGCGTACATCCTCAAACTGCTCGAAAGCAAAGGCGGGGCAGAACTTACCGCTACTGAAGAAACTGTTTCCGATCCGGCCCTTAAAGAGGTCAAGGATCGGTTGGATACATTGATCGCGGCACTGACCCCTCCTGAAAAGAAGGGGGAGGAGGCCGCCGCCCCCGAGGAAAAGAAAGACACGGAGGAGGCTCATGACATTGTGAGCGAAATCCTCAGTGAAGAGAAGCTCATCGAGCTTGAGGAAACCCTTCGTCGGTCCCTGTCCACGGACAAGGGGATCGATTTCGAATCCGTCAAGACGATGCTTGATGGAATAACGGAGGAAATTTCCCGAGCATTCTCCGGCCAGCCGAAGGGCAATGGGTAGGAGTGGTTATATACCGCGTCTAGGCTTTTAACCTTTAACCCTTAAAAAAGAAACCAACGGAGGTTTTATATTATGGATCCTGTCGAAAGAATCGCGAAACTGCTCGAAGAGCACAAGTCAGCTCTCGTCCTGAAGTTTGACGAGGAAACCCTCAAAATGCGTAGTGAGAATGCGGCCCTTAACGCTCGCCTCGAAGAGATCGAGAATAAGGCGCGGCCCACCCGCGTACACGTTCCCGGCCTCGAGGATGAGAAGCAGAAGTTCTCCTTCTTCAAGGCGATCATGGCTATTCAGTCCAAGGACTGGGCCAATGCCGGTTTCGAGAAGGAAATTTTTGACACCACCCGCAAGACCATGGCCGCTTTGGGCGGGGGTACGGCTGGTGGATACATCGTTCCCACGATTTATATCGCGGACCTCATTGAGCTCCTGTCGGCCGAGTCCGTGGTTGCCAGTATGGGCGCCACGTTCCTCCGCGACCTTCAGGGTTCGCCCATCCAGATCCCCAAGCAGCTGACCGGGTCTACCGCCTACTGGGTTGGTGAGAACCTTGCCATTACGCCCAGTGACCTGACCTTCGGGCAGATCACGCTGACCCCCAAGAAGGTCGGCGCACTGGTCAAGCTCAGCAACACGCTTATCAAGCTGTCCAACCCCTCGGCCGAAGCCCTTGTTCGTAGGGACCTCGCTCTGTCGCTCGCTCTCAAGATCGACTACGCGGCCCTGCGCGACAGCGGTGCCAACAAGCCCACGGGTGTTCTGGCCACGGCCAACATCAACACCGTGGCGATTGGCGCTGACGGTGGCGACTTCACGTTCGACCACATCATCGACATGGAGTACGCCCTCGCCGAGGACAATGCTCTTCGCGGACGCCTCGGGTACATCTTCCCCCCGGCTATCCGGCGCAAGTTCCTCAAGACCAAGATTGCCAACTACACGGGACAGACCACTGAGATGCAGTACCTGGTCCCGCCCATGACGGAGACCGTCCTGGCCGGTTATCTTGGGTATCCCTACAAGATGACCACGCAGATCCCCATCAACCTGACCAAGGGCAACGGCACGGCACTTACCGAAGTGTACTTTGCCAACTGGCAGGAACTGATCATCGGCCAGTGGGGCGGCATGGAAATCATGGCCTCCAACGAGACCTCCGATGCGTTCGAGAAGGACCAGACCTGGGTCCGTGTGCTTCAGGAAGTTGACTTCGCAGTTCGGCACCCCGAGTCCTTCTGCGTGTGCAGCGACGCGAAGGCCACCTGATAACCACCGGAGCCTTTAACCCGAAGGGAGGGGGCGCTCTCTCCCCCTCCCTTTATTAAAAAACAAAACGGAGGTTACTTTTCTATGAGATACCTTAACGATACTGTAAAGGCGGCTCTGGCGGCCCTGCCCATTGCCATTTCCGGTGAGGGTTCGGCCTTTAGCGGCCCGATCATTGACCGCCGAAATTACGAGTCGGCCCTCTTCACCGTGATGACGGGGGTCAGCACGGGCGCACCCACCCGCACGGGCGTTGCCTTCAAGGTGCAGACGGCTGCCCTTTCCACGGGTGTTTTCGCGGACGTTCTGGATGAAAACAGCGCCGTCCGCTTTACCACTTCCATTTCTGGTGAGCGTGCGGCCATCGTTGGTACGGTCGCCCACATCGACGTGGACCTCACGGCCTGCGAGCGTTATATTAAGCTGGTGTCCACCCCGTCGTGGCCTGACGGAACCACCCCCAGCGTTCTGATTGGCGCCACCTGCATACTTGGTGACGCGAAAGTTCTTCCCGCTGTGTAATGCGGGGATGTAAGAAAGGAGGGCTGTTTAAATGGCTTACCGTGTCCGTAAAGAGTACACAGTACAGTACAAGG